ACACGATAAAATTACTTAACAGTTTAAAAGTTGAAGTCTGATGGACACAGGAAGACTCAATAAAGTTCTTACGTTAGAAAGTCTCTCGACAGTGACGGATGACTATGGAGACACCGCTGAAGCATGGACAGAAGTAGAGGCTGTGCGTTGCTCTATGCAAATGGTAAGCACGCAGCGGGTTGTTCTCTCGGAAGAACTTGTCGGTAAACGTATTTATGAGCTCAACTACTGGGATAATGGTTACGGAGACAATATAAGGTTTTATGACAGCGAGGAAGAAAAATATTATTATCCTATTGAGCCTCCTGTGTTAAAAAGAGGGTCAGCACATCTTTACGAGGCAAAAGTTCTTGTAGTTGAAAAAATTTGAAGGATGGCAGAATTTTTAAAAATAGAAGCGGTTAATGTTGATGAGGTGATTAAATCATTAAAAAACTTCGGCAAGGAGTGTGATGATGTTATCATCAAGGCCACAGCCGACACTGCGATGGCAATCGAATCAATTGCCAAAAAAAGGCTGAGAGGACAGCTCGGAAGTCGCAAGCATTGGATACATGGCGCTGCTGGTCTTGCGGGAAGTATTTATAGAAGGGTCAATGAGAAGGAAGGCCTTGTTGGAACTGGCAAACATTATGCGCCTTATATCGAATTCGGCACAGGAAGCGAGGTATTTAAGAATTTTGATTTTGACGCTGAGGCAAAAAGTAATGCAGCACAATTCAGGGGCAGAGGCATAAGGCGCGTAAACATCAAAGGCGACAGTTACCTGTATTTTGCCGCAAAAGATCAGGAAAAAGAATTTTATCGAAGAATTGAAGAAGGAATAAATAAATTACTTGGCAATGGCTGAAGCACTGAAGGAAATAACATGGGAGCTGACAACGGCGCTTTATAACGCATTAAAGGATCAAATCACCTATCCTGTTTATAAGGTTATTCCAAAGCCACCTGAAAGTGCTTATGTGTACATAGGTAATGTGACTTATAACACAGAAGGGACAAAAGATGACTGGCTTTACAGCGGTATGGTGACAATAAGGGTTGTGGATGAGAGCCATGCGGCAGGTGATTTGAAGGAAGCACTTGAGGTTGTTAAAGAGATAAGGCAGATACTTAAGCCTAATAAAACAGCGGTGCTTTCACTTTCAACATCAAATAATGTTATCTTCTCACCTGCAAGCACAAGCGCAACGATTACACTTTCGGAAGAAGGACTTGCAAGGAATGAAATTTTTGATATATATAGATTTGTTATTGAATGAATGAAAATTATGTTTAACAATTAAAACGATAGAAAGATGGCAAAAATTAATGGAACTCTGTATTGTGTTTTCGACGGTAGCGATAGAATACTACACACCGATTCGGCATCGCTAAACGTTGATGTTGATCTGCCAGAAACTACTAACAAAGAATCAGGAGGTTGGGAGAAGCATGAAATTGACGGTAAACGTTCATGGACAATAGACTTTGCGGGTCTTTATGATGAGACTGGCACTGGAATTACACCTGATGAGATAATCGGGAAAATTATCGCCAGAACTCTCGATGTGACCGTTTACTTTAAACCAACCTCAGGCAGCACCAAAGGCTGGACAGGTGCGGGGAAGTATAAAAATATTAAAATCGATGCTGATTCTGAATCACCTATTAAATTCAGCGGGCAAATCATCGCAAATGGTGCTTTGAGCGTAACCACCTAAAGATAAAGAGTCATGGCAAAAATTAACGGAAGTTCGCTAATTCTTTATGCTGACGGTGAGGCTATCGCGGGACAGCGCAGAGGCTCTCTTAACATTGAAGCTGACCTGCCTGAAACAACTGATAAGTTTTCGCAGGGCTGGGAAGAACATGATGTGGACGGCAAGATATCAGGCACTATCGACTTTGACGCGCTGATGTCAACAACAGGGCTTTCAGCTGAAGGACTTTTAAATAAAATAATTGACCGCGAAGACCTTCTTGCTTTGTTTTACAGCGAGGACATGACGAAGCTCTTCCTTGCAAAGACAAAGCTGAAGAGCCACAAGGTCGAGGCGCCGGGAGAACAGCCGATGGCGCTGAGTGGCAATCTTCAAATAAACGGCAAAGCTTATTTTTTAAGCGGCAACCTGATGCCTTCTTCTTTTGATGCCTATACTTATTCAAGTTTTTCATGGGATGATGATAGTCGTTTTGGGACTATTTATGCAAGTAAGACTTCAGGTAGTGCTTATGCAAGGGCGGGGGTAGATTCTCAAAGAATCTTCGAGACCGATGTAGTTCTTTTTGTTGGCTTTTTGTCTTTAACAAGTGGGGAGGCGCCTTCGGTACAACTGCTAAATTCAATGGGTTTAGGCATATCAAATAAGGAACAACTTGTTGAAGGGGCAAATTTGATAGAGCTTATGGCATTAGATTCGGACAATACCTTTCAGCTGGAGATATCAAACACGACGGCAACTGAGTTTTATATTTATAACACAATGTTGTTTAAATTATGAAGCTTCCTTTCTTCTCATACTGGCGTGCTGCTTACATTGAACGAGATGTTCCTTTTGAACTTCGCATTGGGACGCTGGAAGACATTTGCGAGGAATTGAAGATTGACTTCTGGCAAATGAAAGAATTTGCCGAAAAACATCCAGATGTTTTCAATATAGAACTTCTCTGGCAGGGTTATTTGACGGGTTGTCGGCTGCAATTCTGTAAGCCAAAGTATAAGAAGGCTCAGGCTGTGACCTGGTATAATAAGATGAACAGGGAGATGCTTGAGGAACTTAAAAAAAAGATGGAAGAACTTTACGGGAAATTGACATTACAGAACAATAAAAAAAAAGTGACGAAGAAGAAGACAGGCTGACATTTGCGCAGTTACGTTCATTTGCGATTGGTGATTTAGGCTGGAGCCTTGAGCGTTACAGGAATAGCACACTGTTTGAATTAACTGAGGCGATAAGAGGCTACTGGCGAAACTGGGAGAGAACAACTTCATGGATGGCAAGAAGAATCGTTTTTTACTTGATTACGGGTAATCCTTACATAAAGGATAAGCCGAAAGATGAGAAGGAACTCTGGAAGCTAATAGATGACGAGGAAGCAGACAGGCGGAAGGCAAAAGAGATAAAAGGCAAAAAATTAACAAAAAAAGAGATAGAAGAAGTTGAAAATATTTTGAAGCATGGCATTAAAAGACCTGATAGTAAAGATAAGGGGAGACAAGAGCGACCTTGACCAAAAGCTGGAAGGTGCTGGCGGTAGTCTTGGTAAGTTTAAACTGAAGGCTCTTGCTCTGGCGGGAGCAATAACGGGAGCCGTTGCAGGTGCATTTTCTATATTCAAAAAGGCTCTCGAAAGCACAAAAGCAGGAAGCGACCTTCTTGAGCGAAGCATCGCAACGGCAAAAGGGGCGCTGGGAGGGTTCTTTACAACTATTGGGACAGGTAACTTTAAGTTGTCGGATATTATTGAAAACATGAAGAAGGGGGCAAGGGCTGCGAGAGAATATGCTTTCTCTGTACAATTAATGGAAGAACAAATTGCATCGAGTAATCTCAATAAGGCTTATCTTGAATGGGCTAAAAGTGAGGCAATGGTGAGGGCTTATGAGACAAAGAATGCGGCAGAAAGAAAAAAGTTTGTTGAGGAAGCAATAAATTTACAAAAGCAGATAACGGAGAATGAAAGGGAACAAATAGACATGCAATTAGAAGTATTTGAGAGAGCTTATGCAAGAGCAATGCCAGAAGCAGCGCAGGAATATTCAACCGCAATGCGTGATGTTTTTATAGCTTTAACACGTAATAGAAAAGCATTGGACGAATTTTCTGATGCTTTCAAACAGAGAAAAGAGCAATTTGTATTTGGCAGCAAAGAAGAAAAGGCTGAAGCATATAAATTTTTCAAGGAAATAGCCGACCAATTAGGAATTAAAGATGTAGAAGCAGTAAGAAGACTTGCAGAAGCTTATTTATATTTGGAAAATGTAATGTATAAGCGCGAGACGCCATTGTCAAAATATGTTGAATTACTCACAAAGAGCGTTAACGTTGAAGCTGAAGGCGAAGCGGCATTAAAGCTGATGACAAGGATGCTAACGAATTTAACAGAAGAAACAAAGGAATCGAATATTGAATTAGAGAAGCTAAAAGGACAATTTGCAGACCTTGCAAAGATAAAGATAGAGCCAAAGGCTTTAGATTTGGGGTTGCGTCCGATGACGCAGCAAATTGTTGCAACTGGCGAAGAATGGAAAAATATAATGAATTCTCTTAATGACTTTGTTGATTCTTTTGCCTTCGACATTGTTGAATCAATAGGAATGGCTCTTGGCGGGGCAAACATTGAGGATCTTGGCAAGTCACTTCTTTTAAGTTTTGCTAACTTCCTGTCGCAACTTGGTCAGATGTTAATTTATTATTCAGGAATTTTGCAGGCGTTTCAACTTACATCTCAGAATCCTGCCGCGTGGCCAGTGGCTCTTGCAGCTGGCGTGGCTGCTCTCATTGCCGCTGGTGCTATTAAGGCAGCCGTAAGGGGAGGAATGAGTACGGTTGCTCATGGAGGCGGCGGAGGCGGAGTGTCTAATTACAATGCACAGGCAGGAAGTTTGCGTGTTGTCATTGAAGGTAAATTAAGAGGTAAAGACATATATCTTGCAAATAGGCGTTACGAAGAAGTAAAAGGATGAGCTTTGCGGTAAAAAATAGAATTGAGTTTTGCGACCTGCGTCAACTGACGTGGAGAATAGATATTCTTAAGAACGGTTACTCGGGAAGCATCACAACTCTAAAGGCAGCGGCTAATCCTTTGAACATTGAATTTGACAGTGGCTCGGATGTTTTTAGCGATCCTCTTAAGCCATCAACCGCAACAATGAGAGTATTTGCAACAACCGATTTTCAACTTGCCGACCTTTACAGCACGGAAGATTTACATTATCTTGTTAAGATTTATTACAACGACACAACGCTTTTCTGGCAGGGATGGCTACGAATGGATGATTTTGAAGAGGCTTACGATGATACTCCTTACGAGGTTACGATAAAGGCAGAATGCGGATTAAATTACTTAAAAAACGTCGAATACAAAGATGGTGACGGGGAATTTTATACAGGAAGAAAAACTATTGCGCAAATTATATTTGATATTTTTGACAAGATAAATTATACTAATGGCTTTAAAGAATTTGTCAATATTTATGATACAGGAATAAGCAGTGGAACTAATAATTCAATATTTGACCAAGTTTATATTGATGCCGAAGTATTTCAGGAAAAAAATTGCTATGAAGTCCTCGAGAGCATCCTGACTGGTTTTGATGCAACAATGTTAATGAAGGAAGGCGTTTTCCATATATACAGGGCAAAAGAACTTACAGGCGCAACCGTGTACGGACGCTATTTTACTTCGGCAACTTCAAAGACATCAACATCTATCTCACCTGCACAGTATATTAAACGCACTGGCTATTCTTCAGATTTAATTCAGATGCCAGGGGGCAAGAGCCTCATCATCGCACCTGCAAGCACGGTTGAATGCAATCAGGACTATGGCTATAAAGAGAGCTGGATAAAAAACTGGCAATTTAAGGCAGAGACATTCAGCTATTCTGGAGGTTATTATGAGA